CTACGGTCTCTTGATTTCAAGTGACTTTAATGGGGAGGTAATGTTAACGATTGGATCACTAACTGGGTGATTGCCAAATTTGTATAATTGGCAAATTCCTGAACCAGTTATAGTTCCAAGTAATTCTTCTTTTCCTTCTACTATATATGGGATATTTACGTTAATTTCATGCCCAGTTTGATTACGTTCACTTTCTACAAGCTTAAAAAATTCTTTATAATCATTCCAATTTCCTAGTTGAATAGTGATAACAACTGAATTATCCTTTTCTACATATTTAGTCTCAATGGCACTGATAGTAGATGTGTTTTCGGTAGCTTTAATTCCCTTTTTATCAACGTGGAAGTTAGAAGGGAATTTTATCGTATACTGAGCAATAGGGAACTTTTCACCTTCACTGGACATGATTATATTTTCAAATTTCAAAGGTCCAAAACCTTGTCCTTTTATTTCTTTCTCATATACTTTGTAGGCTCCTTCAAAAAGGTCTGCAGCTTCCACGCTTGCGCTTATAGTACCCGTATAAGAGTCTTTTTGCCCTTCAATTGGCGTGACGGGAGATGCAGTTACCGTCTTACTCACATCAACGGTTCCTGTAATTTTCTTTAAGAAAAAGGATCCGCTTACGTTTAATTGACTATCGACTTTATATACAAGTTGTCCTTCAGCCGCAAACGCCTGTGTAGTTCCAGCCATAACACCAAACGCTACTAATGTAGCCATCAATAGACCCATTGTCTTTTTTACTAATGTTTTCATATTTTCCTCCTTATTAATCTAATAATGGGTTATAGGCCAAAAAGTGTGTAAGAAATCATGTCTTAGACCTTGCAATACAAGGGTTTTGCGGTAATCGAATCTGTTTTCTGCACATTCGCCACCTGGACAAAAAGTGTGTAAAAATAAGCTCATAACCCTTATAGCAGTAAGGCTCGCAGTATATCGAATGTGGGCTATTTCTTATATTAAGCGGCGTTCGAAGCATGTATTAGCTGAGTATTTAACAATAAATCGTCAAAGGCTGTTACTAACGCAGATTACGTACTGCACCAGTAACATATGACCGTTACTTTCTTAAGATACTTGACTGAGTTTTTAACAGTGCTGAGACTAGTTTATGCCACAGAATACTCATCAGCTTAGTTTTACACACTTTTTGGCCTATAACCCCCTTTTTCCTCCTTTCTTATATAAAGAAGCGACCAAGATTTTCTTGGTCGCTTCATGTTTGTATAACACTCATATAATACCTAAAGAACTAGCTTTACAGTTAGATAATCCACCTTACTTGTATGCTCTTCCATTTAAGGAAACTAGAGAATCAAATAATTGTGTTTCATCTAGAATACTCTCAGTTGGAGTTCTTTCCGTTATTGCAAGTTCTTTATACTTACTAGTAATTCCCTTAACAGCTTCTAATATCGATGGTTTAGAAACTTTGGAATCACTTTTCCTATACTCTTTAATTAAATCAGAAACTGCAAAAATCCCTAATTCCTTAAATTTCTGAGTTCGGTCATGATCATTCAAAGTTTCATTATTACTGATTCTTTCAACATTAAACCTTGTATTGTTTACTTTTTCGTCATAAGCCATCCTAAACTCTAACGAATTTTTCCAACCATAGTCAGAATTGTAAACAAACTTTTCGCCAGTTATGTCTTCAATAGCCATAGCTAGAATATATTCATAGCATCCAGCATCTCTACTATCATAAATAGCATCGTAAAGAGGTTTAATTGCCTTCAGTCCCAGTTTCAATATTCTTTGATAGTTTTTAGAATTCCTAATAAACTTTCCTGGATGTGCCTGCATAGCCACTTGTGGATTAGTCTTCGTCTCAGTTTCTAATTCCACCATCAACTTATTCATGGATCCCTTTATATCATCTAACGTTTCAGCATAAGCTACGTTTACTGGCATCAATTTATGAGCTATATTCCCACTATTCTTTGATGCTGGATTATTTCCAATAATAAAAATTCCAGTAAATACAAATAGAACCAATAAAAGTAAAGTTCCTAGCGAAATATACATTTTTTTCTTAGACATAGTATTACACCTCCTAGAATTCTAATTCGCAGTGTATTTGTGTTGCAAAGAACCATAAACAGAATTAGGGTAATAAGGATCATGACTACCATGGTTAAACAGCTCCAATTGTCCCCATTTAGCACGGCACCACTTAAGACCAGTAACCTTTGCAAAATGAACAATTTTATCAGGAGAATGACCATACGCTAGAATAAATGGATCATATTTATAAGGTCTATAACCTTTCTTTGCCAGATAATTATCCAATTGCGCTTTAGTAGCACCATCATCACCAAAGTCACTAGGCCATTCGTACGTCATACTACCAGTTGCAAATCCTAGACAATTATATGCTGGCGTAGCCTTATCGCTATAAAACCATGTCCATGAAATACTATCATAAAACGATTTTGGTTGAGATAAAGTATACGCATAAGCAACAGAATTGGATGTGAAAAACAACATTCCAACAACCATTACATAAGTGGTTATTGCTGATAACATCTTTCTTTTTCTAATCATTTGTAAGCACCTCCTTAAAAACAACATCTTTAACTAAGATTGAGATTAATCAGATTTTATCTCGAATGATCACTATTCTTGTACATTTTATGATTTTTTTTATAATGTCACATAAATTATTCCATCCTTTCTGCTATTATTAATTTGTTGTATACTCTCATAGTGTAGGATATTATCTTAGCTAAGTATCCATAGAGATTAAATTCTATTTTTCGCTTAACGTTAAGATAATTCGTTATGTCTTCGTTGCCTAAATGATTCATCCACTGTCTAAACAGTTATACTATAATAATGTTAATATAACATGTTATATTAATATTATCAAGACACAAATTCATCTTAATCACCTAACTTATTTCTACCAATTACAGTGAACGCTCCAGCACGGTTAAGCGGGAGCATGTTACCGTTAATCAAATACAAGTCACCACCCTCACAGGCGGGAATCTTATCCAAGTTTTCTAACTGTCTAATATCGTTCGCGCTCATCCAACCGTTTTGACGAGCGGTAGCATAACCATTCATACGACTCTGATAGTCTCCTCGAAGAAGACCATCCACGTTAAACTTCACATAATAAGTTTCTTTCTCCTTATCAGTAAAAAGCCGCCTCGTAATAGACTGTTCAAAACGCGCCACCCAAGGATCCAGCGTGTATTTCACAAACTCCAACGACTGCTGCTCAATATTAGAAAAACTCGACTTTTCTAAATCACCAACCATGTGTGGTGGGACTCTAAAAATACGAGCAATCTCGTTAATCTGAAACTTACGAGTTTCAAGAAACTGTGCTTCGTTAGGCGAAATAGAAATAGGCGTATACTTCATGCCTTCCTCTAAAATCGCTATCTTATGCGAGTTAGAACCCGAGAACCCCTTATTCCAACTATCCCTCATACCAGACGGATCTTTTACTGTTCCGGGGTATTCCAAGATTCCACTTGGTGTAGCACCGTTAGCGAAAAACGATGCACCATACTCTTCCGTAGCTATCGCCATACCGATAGCGTTTTTTGCCATCGCAATAGGCGAATAGCCAACAAGCCCGTCAAAACCAAGACCGGGAATATGAAGCACGTCAAAAGGTTTAAGTTTCACACTCGTTTCTTTACCCGCTAAAACATCACTATCATTTAACGTATACTCGTAAAAAATTTGGCCACTCTCATCACGGTCAACTCTCATACGATCAGGCATTAAAGGGTATAAGCCTAAAACCTCACCTTTACCGTTTCGAATAATCTGCGCGTAAGCATTACCCCATAACAATAGATGCGTCATCAAAGTTTCTCTAAACACGAAGCTTGTCATTTCAAGATTCGGCTCATCATGAAGCACCTTATATAAAGGATGTTTAATCGCTTTAGCCGTACCCGTACTCGTCCGCTCATACACGTGAAGCGGCAGACTCGCCACCGCTTCAGACAGGATACGCACACACGAGTAAACTGCCGTCATCTGCATCGCCGAACGCTCATTCACCCTCTTACCCGACGAGGACGTACCCATTAAGAAACGATAACCACCGCCTAACATCCTGTTTTCAGGCTTATCTCTTGATTTAAATAGTCTGCTAAAAATGTTCATTGTCACCTCCTACATAAACAAAATCCCGCGATTGTCATACACGCTTTGAGTGTTCGCGTTACCGCATCTGATAGCACGGTCAAGTGCCATGATGGTTGCGATAGCACCATCAATTTTCTCGGTTGATTTTTCCTTATCTGCCTTAATGTTTCCTGCAGGATCAGTGCGGATAAAAATGTTGTCCATGTTCCAGCGAAGCACCGGATGAGCGGAGTGTGCGATTTTCTGCTCGAGCACAAGCTTCATAAGCTCCTTGGTAGGCGGACTCATATCCTTGAATCCCTGTCCGAACGGAACCACGGTAAACCCCATGTTTTCAAGGTTTTGCACCATTTGCACCGCGCCCCAACGGTCGAAAGCAATCTCACGAATATTGAAACGTTCACCTAATGTTTCGATGAATTTTTCAATAAACCCGTAGTGAACAACGTTTCCTTCCGTAGTTTTAATAAACCCTTGTTTTTCCCACACGTCATACGGCACATGGTCCCGTTTCACGCGCATATCCAAGGTTTCTTCAGGCACCCAAAAATATGGTAGGATACGAAACTTATCCGACTCATCTAAAGGCGGAAACACAAGCGAAAAAGCCGTAAGATCAGTGGTGCTTGAAAGGTCAAGACCCCCGTAGCAGACCCTGCCCTCGAGTTCTTCCTCATTCACCTGAAAACCGCAAGCATCCCACTTTTCCATCGGCATCCAACGAATAGACTGTTTCACCCACTGGTTAAGACGAAGCTGACGGAAAGCATTCTCTTCACCAGGATTTTGCCGAGCGGACTCGAAAGCAGCCTTAACTTTCTCCATTTGAACCGTCACTCCAAGAGAAGGATTAGCTTTCTTCCACACCTTCGGATCAGTCCAATCATCCGAATCTTTTGCACCATAAATCACTGGGTAAAAAGTTGGATCAATTTTCCTACCCTCGAGAATATCCACTGCTTTCTGATGAGTCTCATAGCAGATAGAATGTGTATCCGTACCGGCTGTGGTAATCAGAAAATATAGTGGCTGCATGCGAGCATCCCCGGAGCCTTTAGTCATCACGTCAAAAAGTTTACGGTTTGGCTGCGTGTGAAGCTCATCAAACACGACACCGTGAATGTTAAACCCGTGTTTAGAGTAAGCTTCAGCCGACAACACTTGGTAGAAACTGTTAGTTGGTAGGAAAATAATACGTTTTTGCGAAGCTAAAATTTTAACCCTACGATTAAGAGCCGGACACATTCTAACCATGTCCGCGGCCACGTCAAACACGATTGTTGCCTGCTGACGGTCCGCCGCACAACCATAAACTTCCGCTCGCTCCTCATTATCCCCACAGCATAAAAGCAAGGCTACTGCCGCGGCAAGCTCACTTTTACCCATTTTCTTAGGTATCTCAATATAAGCAGTATTAAACTGACGGTAACCATTCGGTTTCACCACGCCAAACAAGTCCCTGATAATCTGTTCCTGCCAGGCTAGGAGCTTAAAAGGCTTACCAGCCCACGTGCCTTTCGTGTGTGTTAAACATTCGATAAAACTCACGGCATAATCCGCAAGCTCTTTACTATAGGTTGAATCTTCTTTTTTAAACTTAGTAACCTCGTATTTTTGCAACTTAAGCTCCTCCTTTCTTTAGGCATAAAAAAAGACGCTTACTTGCGTCCACATCATTTCTTATCTTTCCTACGAGAAACAGGGCCTTAAAAAGCCCTGCTGCTTTTAACTAGACTTAAAGTTTTTAGTTTCTTGCGTCAAGGATCATTTCTAAAGCCTCGTTTGCAAGCTTGCCTGTTGGCATAATATCCCAGCCTCTATCATAGTTTGCGATAACCTTGTTATTGTTTTTCAAAGTAAGCTTGGAAATTCGCCCCTGGTTAATCCCATATTCGCTTGGCTCTTCAAAAACCTTCATACTGTAGCTTACAACCTGATCTTCAACCCTAAGCGTATCTTGTTCCCACATGATTTTTCTCCTTTTTCTGTGTTTTTTGTTAGTACTATATATCACTCTAAAAGCATATAATAGCAAGCCGTAAACGAGAAAAAATCGCGGATAATTCCACGATTTTTCTCCAGCCTTCCAACCCTATGGCTGACTATCCCCCTTTCTTTTAGCTTCTTGCTTGTTGAATCGCTTGATAAGCTTTTTGAATATCCTTGTCCAAGGTTTCAGCATCCGCAAACAGTTCAAACTCCGTATCGTTGAGTTTTCCTCCGCTTACCTTCCAAAGCTCCTCGTGAGCTTTACTGGCGCAGGTTTTTGCTGTTTGTGCAATGTCGAGCATGCTGATAGCCGAACTAATTTTCCCTTCTTCAGCTTTTTTGATTGCGTTTAGCGCGTAGCGTCTGCATGTTTTAACTTCGTTTGTAAGGTTTTGTAAGATTTCTTTTTTCATAAGGTTTCTCCTTTGTTTCTGTGCTTTTTGCTGATACTATATATCACTCTAAAAGCGCGCAATAGCAAGCTTTTAAGCCAAGAAACACCGGGTATTTACACGTTTTTCCCCACCAGTTTTCGCTAATTTTTTTACTCTTAAAAACCGTTAAAATGTTTCTAAAATCATGCTGAAATAATAATCACCCAAAAATCATCTACTACAGTAAAACATGCTTTTACAAAAACCTCGTTCTCTTGCTCTAAATTCGCGAAAATTTCTTCAACCAAAGAGCCTGTAGTACAGTCTTCACTCAACTCGTACGCCTGGTCTTCACTCGCATACAGCATTACGCTCACCCCCGTTTCTAAAAGCGCAGGAGCCTTCTAAACGGGAAAGCATAATTTTCCTGTCTTGTTTAAACTCGTCTCCTATAAACCCGAGTCTAAGAAGGAAACATCTGAAAGCATACTTATCGTTAACTGTCTCACGCTTACTATTATTTACGCGTTTAATTTCCACGCTCATTTTACAAAGACTGTTTATAAACTTCGCATAGGATGCCAAGCCTGGTTGGTTAGCCTGCTCAAACCAAGGAAAAATAAGCTTATCATCTTCTTCCTTAATATTAAGACTGTTCACTCCTAACGCTTTTTTAATAAGATCGCCCTTATTATCAAGTATTTTCTTAAGCTTTACCACATCAGCCTTATCTTTAGGAAACTCAACACTAAAATATTGCGTACCATCACACGCGCAGACTGGAAGACTTATACCATAGTCAGCGTCTAACATGTTTTTTAAATCATCTAAATTTTCTTCACTACTACACGTGACCGTACCATCTTTACTAATGTTGAAAACACCTATCTTGTAAGACATACTTGGAGTTTTTAAGTAAACAGCCTTTACTCCTGTAGAATCCTCTATAGCTTTAATAAGCGGCTGCCTATCTTTTCCTTTTAACCCGTATTTTAATTCCATTTTGCCTCCTTTAGGTTTTTTCGGGTACATATATAAATCACTCTAAAGAAGGTTTTTATCAAGCGGTCGTAAACTATTTTTCATATAAAATACGAGTCTTACTTGTTAGTAAATACTTCAGTAAACGAGTATTCTTTACCGCCTCTTAAAACTTTCACACTCTTATCATTTCCAATCTGCTCAATATAACGTTTCACAATCACGTCACAATATTTCTCGTCAAGCTCGATAGCGTAGCAGATTCTACCAGTCTGCTCGCAGGCTATAAGCGTGCTACCACTTCCAGCAAACGGATCTAACACAAGCGAGTTCGTCATACTCGAGTTTTTAATCGGATACGCTAAAAGAGCTATTGGTTTCATGGTTGGATGATCAGCGTTTTT